GACTCTAGGACCAGAAGCATTGATGAAGTTTGTAGAACCTCTTGAAGCAATCAAGAGACTAGCAGCAGCTCAAGGTATTGACGTGTTGAATCTTATCAAGACTCAGGAACAGATAGATCAAGAGATGCAGCAACAGATGCAAGCACAACAGCAACAAGCTCTAGTGCAACAAGCTGGTAAGTTTGCTAGTAGTCCTTTGATGGACCCAAGCAAGAACCCAGAGATAGAAGCATCTATGCAAGAAGAAGAACCACCTATTGAGGAATAATGGCAGAAACATTATCTTATGAAAACGCTCCAGACACAGAGGTTCTTTCACCCGAAGAACAGGACTCTCTTGCTGTTGGAGAAAAGCTAGTAGCAGAACAAGAAGGATTACTAGCAGGAAAATATAACAGCCCGAAAGAGCTGGAGAAAGCATACTTAGAATTACAAACGAAACTTGGACAAACAGAAACAGACCAAGCAGGAGAAGAAGGAGAAGGAGAAGAAGAAGGAACTGATGAGGAGATACCTGAAACGACTCCTGCATTCGATTTAATTTCTAAGGCTTCTGAAGAATACTATGCTAACGACAACACCTTATCACCAGAAACAATAGAAAAGTTTTCTGAGATGAGCAGCACAGATATTGTTAATGCATACATTCAATCTATACAAAATGCTCCTGCACAACAGCAGCAAGAAGTAGACATACCTGATGCACAGGTAAATCAAATACAAAACTCTGTTGGTGGTGAGAAACAATATACTAATATTGTATCTTGGGCTGCCAACAATCTACCTGAAAAACAGGTAGTAGCTTATGATAAGCTAGTTCAATCAGGAAATGTAGAAGCTATTAGCTTAGCTTTGAAAGGACTGAAGGCAGAGTATGATGATGCTTTTGGTAACGAAGGTAGAACTCTACAAGGTAGATCTCCTCGTAACAGCGATGGGATATTTAAATCTCAAGCTGAACTTATAAGAGCTATGTCTGACCCTCGTTATGATACTGACGAAGCGTACAGAGAAGAAGTTATAGATAAGTTAAACGCATCAGATATTCAATTCTAATGGACAAGAAAAAGAAAAAAAATCCTTACAAAGATTTTGCAAAAATGACAGCAGAGTTTGGTAAAAATTGGAACACAATTAAAACAAACACCAAGAAAAAATCTGCTCTTTATAAAAAACTTTTAGATCAATGAAAACAAAAGATCTAGAAACACTACTCGAAAACGAGTACGCTTACGAACCACCTATTCAATTAATCGAAATGTCACACCACAACACAAACCCAATCTTTACACATGAAGCAGAACGTTTTAACGGCTGGGCAGCGATGCTTGGCTTTGTTGCTGCTGTCGGTGCTTATGTCACCACTGGTCAGATTATACCCGGCGTATTCTAAGCCGAGACAAATCCCACCATACAAGTGGAAGATGACTTGCTTTGATTTTCAACAAGCAAGATACAAAGTATTATTGGATGAGGACTTACCTATGAAGGAGAAGTATCAACTCATCCAATTCTTTCTTTCTAAAGTACAGGAGGAATGTGACAACATACATTCAAGCTAATGACCACCCCCCGATTAGAATTATTGTTTCCTACTCCGGTAGTAATAGCAGACATAGAAAGACACAAGGAGTATAAAGAAAAGGCACTACCTTTATTAGAAAAAAAATTTAAAGATAGTCCAAATCAAATTGCTCCTTGGGCACTCATGGAACATACGTGGACAACCTACGAGAAGGACGAAGGTTTAAATATATGGGATGAACAATTTGAAAAACTTGTTTACGATTACATTAACTATATGAACGGATCTCCAATAGACTGGAAGATACACGTTGATAGTTGGTTTAATGTACACGATTCAAATATGTATATGGAACAACACCACCATGGGGGATCTATTATTTCAGGTATATATTATTTACAACTTGATAAAGATAAAGATTTTCCAGCTACATTTCTTAATCCTTCAGAACAACAAATAGAAAGGTGGCAATCTAAAGACTGTGATTTTAGTCCTGCAATGGAAGGACTTTTTGCATCAACATTTCCAAACTATTTGAATTTAAAAGAAGGACAATTAATTTTATTTCCTTCATACCTTCTTCATTTTGTTAAACGTTCTCGACATCAACATGATAAGTTGCGTGTTTCCTATGCGTTTAACATTGAGAATCATACAAACGTTATCAAAAAAAAATAATGGCAGCAATCTCATTACAAAGAGACACTACTACCAACTGGCAGAAGTTTTGTAATTGGGTTACATCAACAGACAACCGTCTATACGTAGGCTGGTTTGGTGTATTGATGATTCCAGCATTACTAACTGCAACCACATGTTTCATACTCGCCTTTATCGCTGCTCCCCCTGTGGACATCGACGGCATACGTGAGCCAGTTTCCGGCTCGTTATTATACGGGAACAATATAATATCAGGAGCTGTCGTCCCCTCCTCGAACGCAATCGGACTACATTTTTACCCGATCTGGGAAGCCGGTACATTAGACGAATGGTTATACAACGGTGGACCATATCAACTCATTGTCTTTCACTTCTTAATAGGAGTAGCAGCATACGCTGGTAGACAGTGGGAACTATCATACAGACTAGGTATGAGACCTTGGATATTTGTGGCATACACAGCTCCATTGTCAGCAGCTCTAGCTGTATTTCTTGTTTATCCATTTGGTCAGGGATCTTTCTCTGATGGTATGCCTTTAGGAATTAGTGGAACATTCAACTTTATGTTTGTCTTCCAAGCAGAGCACAACATTCTCATGCACCCGTTCCATATGCTCGGTGTTGCAGGGGTATTTGGTGGTGCTTTGTTTGCTGCTATGCACGGAAGCCTTGTTACTTCCTCAATCATTCGGGAGACCACGGAAACTGAATCACAGAACTACGGGTATAAGTTTGGTCAGGAAGGCGAGACTTATAACATCGTAGCTGCACACGGATACTTTGGTAGACTTATATTTCAATATGCTTCTTTCAATAATTCTCGTGCTTTACATTTCTTTCTTGGTGCTTTCCCCGTATTGGGCATATGGCTCACATCAATGGGAATCAGTACAATGGCTTTCAACCTTAATGGTTTCAATTTTAACCAATCAGTAGTGGATGCCAATGGAAAGGTTATACCTACTTGGGCTGACGTGCTTAACAGGCAGAGTCTTGGTATGGAAGTTATGCACGAGCGCAACGCTCATAATTTTCCACTTGATTTAGCAGCAACTGAATCACATGTGGCGCTAACCGCACCTACAATAGGCTAATATGAATCCCGAATTGTTCTTATTGTTTCCCACCCCTTTAGTTAAGTTTAAACTTGATAGACATAAAGAACATAAGGAAACATATAAAGATAAATTAATTAAAAAATTTAATGAAAGGAAGGGCAATCCTTCCTATCATTTTAATGCACATGAAAATTCTTATCAGTTATTTGACTATGAGAATATAAAGGATAATCAAATAGATAGTATGTGTCAACAGTATGCTGACTATTTATCTGGTAATTCAGTTAAAGATACTTACATAGAATCTTGGTTCAATGTGCATACACAGGAAATGCATCAAGCATCACATGAACACTTCGGTGCATTTTTCTCTGGCATATATTATATGCAGTTTGATAGTCAATTAGATTATCCAGCAACTTTTGTAAACCCATCTAATAAAGAGATTGAGGGATGGTGTATAAGATCAGGAAAAGATATAGAACATAGACCTGAACTAATGGAAAGTACTTTCCCTAACTATATGAATATAGCAGAAGGGGATGTTATTCTATTTCCTCCATACCTCACACACTTTGTACCTTGCTCAAAGCTAGGTTCAGACAAGAGAATCACTTATACATTTAATGTTCTTTTGAAACCATGAGTCATCAATCAGATAAAATGAGAGCAAGCATCACCTACTATGCACTCGAAAAAAATCAAGAAGAAAAGAAAGAAACTGATAAAGAACTTTCTAATAATTCTGACGACGATAACTAATATCTTTATCATCTCCGGTGTCACCCGACACTGGCAGCCACGTCCGTTCATCCCTCCGGGGACGCATGAGAACTAAGCATGGAACGGGGCTTAGTATATGGAGATAACCATGACAGTTACTTTCGTATATCGTGGCATTGCTTACACAAAGGTAATCGGTTAAAGCCGACGAGGGAGGTGCGAAGCCTCCCATACCAATTTGGCTAAAGCCCTCTAAGGAGGATACCTTTATGCCGTCGACGGTGGGAAAAGACCACGAATCTCAGTGAGTCCAATTAAGA